GCCTTCGTTGTAGACGATGACCGTGCCAAACTCCCAGCGCACCTGCTGGCCCCAATGGTGGCCAATGTCTTGCACCAGATAGCCGATGGAGCTGGACTGCGGATCGCCGACCAGCCACTTGTCGTATATCCAGACCATGTTGCGCGCGCGATACTGGTTGAAACCAGCCACGGTTGTGGTAAGAGTGAACCAGACGGGCTGCTCCAGAGCCTCAGACGCTGAGGCATCGTAGACCACCGTGCGGTCTGGCAGATGGACGTAGAGGTGCTGGTGGTTCTTGTCGTTGCGTGCTTCCAGTTGAACCTTGACCAGTTGCGCCTCGGTGTACTGAAGCAATAAATTGTCGATTTCCTGCGTGCTAATTTTCTGAGTAGTAGCCGCTGCGCCAAGGTAGATGCCTGGGGCTTCATTGCGGCCACCTCCCAAGAAGGCGATGCGTTCCAAGTAGATGCAGCAGGCGTGCGTGCCAAGAGCGCCCTTTTGGACTTGTGCGCCATCAATGCGTGCGAATGGGAACAGCTCTCCTCCCACGTTGTCGAAGACCTCCATCGTGTTGCTGTTGATGGCATAGACCTCGTTGCGCAGCTTGATGAGGGCCACAACAGGATCAGGGTCCACCTCTGAGCTGCCATATTTCAGGGGGTTGACCTGGGTCGGGTCTGACAACTCAGTGACGACCAAATTGGCACCATCGGTAGTCATGAAATAGCCGTCAACCCAAACCACATCGAGCACCACGCCAAGGTCTGGGTCTGTCACTTGCACCAAGCCTCCAGTTGGTGACCAGTAATACAATCGACCACCACTGGCAATGGCCAAGCTGTCGAAGCTGTAGTCCATCGTCACCAGCTCGGTGACTGGCCCACCAACATCGCCCAGCACGGTCACAACGCCATCGCTGTCCACGGTCACCAGTTTGGTGCCCATCACGCGATAGCAGACGCCATTCCAGTTGATGCCGCCACGGTCAATGCCTGGGCCTGTGCCGTTGGCCACAATGCCATCGCCAGGACGCAAAAAGCCATTACTGATGCCTGACGCCTTTGGCACCGGCACCATGTTCACAGGATAGGCGGTGCGCAGCTCTGGCGTGCTGTCAGTGTAGATGCCGCTTAGGATTGGGACTTGCATGGCATCACTTTTTGGCTTTGTTGCGTGCTGAGATTGCCTTGGCCTTGGAGCGTGCGTCCTCCTTGGAGCTTGCGCCCCAGGCCTTCAGACTGAGCAGCAGCCTGGTAGGCTCGCCGTTTTTCATCTCTGGGCCAGGCATGTTGCCCATTCGAGCCAGGAAGCTGGCTCGCCTTGGGTTGTCGCCCGACTTAACAGGCGGCTTGATGTTCTGGCCTGCAGCCTTCAAGCTGGCGCGACCAGCAGCGTTCAAGCCGCCCTTTGGGTTCTGCCCTTCCTTGCGCTGCCATGCCGGTGTTTTCATCTGTACCTCGCCACTTTTGCGGCCACCTTCTTGGGCTGCTTTGCAAACTGTTTTCCCTTGGATGTGGCCTCGCGCTTGGCGCGGGTTGTTGCAGCGTACTCAGCCGGGGTCAAAGCCTTGATGGCCTTCTCGGGCAGATAACGCTCTCCCGTCTCGCTGGACGGCTTGCCAGACTTGGTGCGCCAGTTCTGTGCACTCCAGTCCTTGAGCGATTTCTGCGTGGCCTTCATGACTTATAACCTCCACCTTTGGCCTTGTACTGCTTGGCCAGTAGCTGCGCCTTGCGAGCTGACCACTGCCCAGCTTCAGTGCCCTGCACAGCCTGCCCTTTGATCTTCTCAAACAGGTTCTTGCGCATAGTCGGCTTGGTGTAAACAGCCGCCTTATTGACAGAGGATTTGGGCTTGGTTGCCATCACGCAACCACCGCACCACGGAACCCAACAACCCACCAGTCAGTGCCAGCAAACTGCAGAGTTACTGAATCTCCAACGGCATTGAAGGTGATCGTAGTAGCACTTCCAAGATTGGCTGGAGTCAAAACACCGGTATCACCACCAGCCGCTTCTGCAACATAAATAATCGTTTTCAGTTGGCCCTGTGCGCCATCAGCGAGGGTTAATGCGTTGCCGGTTGCAGTTGAAGTAAAAGCGGTGGCAAGACTTGTGATATTTACCGCACCTGGGCCACTCAATGCCTGAACTGTTGCAGATGCCCCTGTACCGCCATTGGCAACTGGCAGAGCGCCAGTCACGCCTGTGTTTAGCGGCAACCCAGTACAGTTTGTCAATGCCCCAGACGTTGGAGTCCCGAGAATTGGGGTCACCAGCGTTGGTGTGTTTGCAAAAACTGCTGCCCCTGTGCCAGTTTCATCGGTCAACGCAGCGGCAAGATTTGCGCTGCTTGGGGTTGCCAAGAATGCGGCCACGTTTGCGCCCAGACCGCTGATGCCTGTCGTAACTGGCAAGCCGGTGCATGAGGTAAGAGTGCCTGATGTCGGAGTGCCAAGTATTGGTGTGATTAAAGTCGGGGTGTTGTTGAAAACCAGCACGCCACTGCCGGTCTCATCTGTCATCGCCGCACGCAAGTTGGCGCTGGATGGCGTGGTCAACCATGCAGCAATGCCTGCTGCAAGAACTGTCTCTGCGTTGATGTTGTACCAAGAATTCGTCGGCTGGTAAAAGCGATAAACAGCCGCACATCCTGCGCCCAGGCTCGTGACTGCACCAAAAATGGCAGATGCGCCATTCAGGGCAATGGTCAGCGAGGTGATCTCTTGCGTGGTCGTAATCAGCACCGTGGTGCCATCAGGAACGCCAGTGTTCAATGGCAGGGTGATCGTGCCAGTGGCCAGTGTGCCAGCAGGCTGCAAGAGCATCCACTGGTCATTGCTGACGGGTGTTGGCACAGTGATGTTAAAGCCTGTGCCTGGAACGTATAGGTTCGTCGCCAAGGTCGGAGATGCAAACGTCTGCTGGAAATATTGCAGAAGCTGCGTGACCGAGACCCTGCGTGCGTCACCATTGTTGGGCACATAGATCGGGAGCTGATCGCCACCGGATACTTGAGAAATGGGCGATAGTTGATTGATCGTTGGCATGACTGCTGTTCCTCAGTAGTATTCGATTGGGCCGTCTTGACCGGCCAGGACGGGATCGGCTGGTGGACGAATGAAGGGATTGTCGTAGACGCGCCAGGGCTTGTTGCCTGCGCCTGCTGGCATGGTGCTGGGCAGTTGCTGCTCCATTGGCATGGCAGCACGGGACAGGAGCGTGTTGTATGACTCCTTGGCCGTGACCTTGGTGTCAGGCATCACCTGCTTGCCGTAACTCGGTGCCAGCTTGATGGCCAGGTTGGTGTAGATGGCCTCGTTGGAGCTGTCAGGCACGTTGGTCTGTTCGTCCAGATCACTGTCCTGGGGGCTGGATGGCAGCGGGTATGCCAGACGAATGCCCAAAGCATTCCAGGCGGCCAGCATGGTGTCCAGCCTGCGCAAAGCAGATTGCATTTGCTCTGGTCCGAGATCGAAGGCATAGGAGGCCAGGCCAATCTCATCGAAAGCCTGCTCAATAAATTGGCGCTTGGTCCATCCCATGTCATTCTCCTGTAGACAGTCTGTCTTGGATCAATTGTCCCAGCTTTTTGTCCTTTGTGCGACCATCAAACCTGATTCCAAGTTCTGTGGCCTTGGCCTCCAGCTCAGTGCGGGTTGGGGGCGCATCGTCCTGCGATGCAGCTTGCACCTCAATGATTGGTGCATCAATGCGGGATGGGTAATACTGCTTGATCGCTTTGCGCTCAAGCATCGCAATCTTTTTGGCTTTGCGCTTTTGCAGCCGCAACTCTCGCCACGGGGCGAGAGTTTTGGTCTTGACGATTGCGGCTGACTTAATCATTTCATCTTCTTCATCGGCGCTTTGCTTGGCTTGCCTGCGGCTTTTGCTGCCTTGGATGCCGTGCTAAGTGCCATTGCAACAGCTTGCTTTTGTGGCTTGCCTGATTTCATTTCCATAGCAATGTTCTTGCCGATGGATTTCTGAGAGTAACCTTTGGTCATTGGCATGATTCGCTCCTAAGTTAAACAGGCCAACATCTCTGCTGGCCTGTCTGTTTCACTTACATGATGCGGTACACAACGAATGTGTCAGCAGCAGTCTTGCGGATGCGGAAACGTGCCGCAGCACCAGAAGCAGAACCCGTTGCAGCACCGCCCACGATGGTCACGCCTGTGTTGACCGTCAAGGTCAAAGCAAACGCAGCCAAAGTGATGACGCTGAAGTCGAATGAGTCATCAATAGCCCACTCGGTTGCAGCATCCAGCGCAGCGCCTGTTGGCAACTGGATGTCACGGCTTGCCGTTGGCGTTGCTGTGATGATGCTGGTCAACAGGTTAGCCGCAGTAGCAGCCATCGAACCACCGTCAGCAATGTTGGCTGGCGCTGGTTGAGGCTGCCAGTTGCCATTGTTGCTGATTTGTGGTGCTGTGCCGACGCTATACAAAGCACCCGATGCACCAGCCTGAATTGTCACGATGGTGGCATTGGTGAATGCGCCTGACACATAAGTGGTGTTCTCGACCACTTGCAGCAAATCCTGCGAATCAGGGAAATTGGGGAATCCAACTTCCTGAAACACGCTTGCCGGTGAGAAGGCCTGAACGGCGATTTTCTCGCCAGCGGGCACAGTGACGACAGCCGTGCCCTGGGTGAAGATTACTTGATAGCTCATGATTTAACTCCTTAGGCTTGACCGAACAGCAAGATACCAGACATTTCTGGCTGCTTATTGACCACACCAAACAAGGTATCGAGACGATACTTGGTTTTCATGGTGTTGACATCGTATTGCTTCTGCATGACCAGCTCGATGCCTTGATCTGTAGATGCACGCATCACTGCGACACCAGCGTCAGAGGGCACTGCGTAACGGCCAGGCAGAATCTCCAGCGCATCTTTCTGCCAGAAGCAGTTGATGGGTGCTGCAGCCACATTCAGGCGAGTGATGGTGCGGCCAGAGGCAGCAGTCACGATGACGTTTTGGTATTGCAGTTCTGCATCAGTGCCACCCTGGGCCGAGATGATCGGGGGGGTGATGACGCAGGTCGTGGCATTAACCACTTGCACCACACGGAAGGTCTTGGCAAAGCCAGTACCCTGTTTGGTGATGTGATGAACAGCCTCAACGCCTTGAATCTGAATCGGCGTACCGGCAGGCAGGTCGGTGGTGCTGGAGACCGTGATGGTCTGGAAGCGGTTGTCCACGTTCTGGGTCTCGCCGGTAGCAGCGGTCTGGGTTGCTTGCGGAACGTAATAGTTACCGGCAGCAGCCAAGGTGCTCATCGTCGGGTCTGAACCAGTGCGAGCTGCGATGCGGTTTGCATAATCCAGCTTGTAGGTGTCAAAGCCTGCAACCATGCCGACATAAGAACGCTCGAAGGCATTGTTCGACTTGTTGCCAGCAAAGCTGCGGGACACAGATGCACCGCCAGCGCCACCAGCAATGTTGCCAGCGATGCCGTTGTAGTCGCGGGAGGACAGAGCCATGTAACGATCAAAGGATTGGACGCCCTGCTCGTTCATGATGCTGTCGCACAGTGCCACGTCGTCGTAGTCACCAGCAGCGGTGTTCACGGTCACGACCAGCGAGCCTTGGGCTGCGGCCACGTTCATGATGGCGATGTTGATGTCGGAGGCCAGCTTCTGCTTTGCAGCTTCGCCAAGACGACCTTCTTGCAGAGCATCACGCAGCTCAAGTGCATCCAGGATGAACGGCACGGACTTCTGAAAGCCGAGCGTTGCAGGGACGGAAAGCTGGGTGTAGGCAGTGAAGTTGCCGGTCTGATCCATGCCGTCATAGCTTTGGGCGATGTAGGGCTGGGGACGATAGATCACGTTGTTGGTGCGCTCCATCATCGAGCCGTCAGTGTTGTAAACGGACACGTTGCGGGACAACACCAGAGCATCGTTAAAGCCTTCGAGGATGTCCTCGAACGCAACGCGCTCTTCTTTTGAAAAACTATTAGCCATGATTGACTCCTAAAAAAATTACTTGGGTGCTGATCGTTTCTGCGCCCGATACTGAATAACTTTCGTCATGTTGCCAGTACGGGCTGCTTCTTCTCTCAGCCGTTCGAGGGTTGAGTC